GATTGTTCGCTTCAGTCGATGTCCACGCGGGCGCGGAACCACAGGTCGATCCGGCGCTGGTCCGCCGCCCCGACACGCCGCGCCCGCGCGCGCAGGAACCAGATGTCCACCACCCGCCCGCGCGCCAGCAGCAGCTCCGCGCCGACGAGCGACTCGCTCACCGCGCCCGCCACCGCCTTCGCGGTCTGGAAGCCGGCCGCGTCGCTCACCACGCTCACCGTGAAGTCGTGCTCGGCGCCCGCGCCGGTCCTGTCGGAGCGGTCGTGCGCCTCCTCGGGGCCGATGCTGATGTAGAGCGGCGGCAGCGGGCCGGGCGGCACCGCGTCGTAGATCGCGCTTCCCACCAGCGCATCGACCGCGCTGTCGCCCATCAGCCGCTGATAGACGGCCGCCTGAAGCGCCGCCGCGCATGCATAGCTCATGCCGAAGCCTCCTCGAGCGCGAAGCACAGCAGATACCGGCCCGCCGGGTCGTACTCGGTCACCGCGGTGATGCGGAACAGCCGCGACCCTTCGCGGAACCGCTGATCGGGGCGCGGCCGGGCATCGCTGCCCTGGGGTGCGGCGCGCACGACGATCCGGTATGGCACGGCCGACACCGTCAGGAACTCCCCGGCGCTCTCGCGACCGGTCCCCGGCCGAACCTCGGCCCAGTGGGCACCGAGTGTGGTCCACACCACGGCGAAGCCACCCGCGCCGTCGGGCACGCGAAGCGGTGCCTCCAGCTCCAGCCGGCGGTTCAGACGCGGCGCCCGCATCAGCATGTGCTCCCGAAACCGCGCACCGTCCGCCACCGCTCGATCAGCGCCATCACGCCGAAGGGCATGGGGCCGGGCTCCGCGCCCTCCTCATGGCGCCGCTCGAAGTAGCCCGCCGCGATCAGCAGCACCGCCTGGCGCAGCTCCGCCGGGAGGTCCGTCCAGTCCGGGCCGAATCCCGCCCGCATCCGGATCTCGGCGCTGCCCCCGGTCGGGATCGCCGGCAGCACCGTGCCGGTCGCCTTCAGCCGCGGCCGCTGGCTGTCCCGCTCGAGCCAGTAGCGGCCCGGGTCCACCACCGTCTCGGCGCCCGACCGGTCGGCCACCGTCAGCGACAGGATCGCCGAGACGGGGGCGATCGGCAGCGCCTGCGAATGAGGCTGCCGCCACCGCGTCACCGACCAGCGGAAATCCCTCTGGAACAGCGCTTTTCCGGTGCGGGTCTCGACCGCGGAGAGCGCCGCGCGCAACAGCTCCTCCAGATAGGTGTCGGGTGTGCCGGTGTCGGCGAAACCGGTGCCCAGCCGAAGGTGATCCTTCAGCGCCTGGACCGGCAGGGCCGCGCCGGGCACCTGGGTCTCTTCGATCAGCATCATGTCGGAGATCTCTCGCTCTTGGGTCTTGCCGGCCGGAGCACGGCCGCGGCCGGCGCCGCGCCGGGGGTCCGGGCGCGCGCCCCCCTGCATTCGGACGGAGGGAGCAGCAGGAAGACGCAGGGGCGGGTGCAGGAGCCCGTCGCGCGCGCCCGGCGGCGCGGGGCCGGCTGCCCGCCGCCCCGCGCCCTTCGCCGGCCTCACGACACGGCGAACCTCATCAGCTTGATCGCGGCGAAGTCGCTGACATCGCCGCCCACGCGCTTCGTGGCGTAGAACAGCACGTGCGGCTTGGCCGAGAACGGATCGCGCAGGATGCGCAGGTCGGGTCGCTCGGCGATGGTGTAGCCGGCGCGGAAGTCGCCGAAGGCGATGGCATAGGCCCCCGGGGCGATGTCCGGCATGTCCTCGGCGATCAGCACCGGGTAGCCCATCAGCCGGGCGGGCTCCCCGGCGGCCAGGCCGTCCGACCACAGGAACCTGCCGTCGGCATCCTTCATCTTGCGCACCGCGCCCGCGGTCTTGGAGTTCATCACGAACGTCGCGTTGGCGCGGTACTCGGCATCCAGCGCATAGACGAGGTCCACGATCGCATCCGAAGGGTTGGTCGCCTCGAAGTCGCCCGCCGCGCCGGTCGGCACGTAGCCGATGGAACCCCAGGTCCAGAGCGAGTCGTCCACTGTCGGGTGCGAGAGGAACCCCCGCGGCCGGCCGTTGCCGTCGCCCGAGATGAAGGCTGCCGCCTCGGCGCGGGCGAACTTCTGCGCGATCCGGCCGGCGAGCCAGCCCTCGATGTCGAAGGCGCTGTCGTCAAGCAGGCGCTGGCTCGCCTTGGGCAGCGCCGAAAGCTCGTGCAGCGGAATCGAGATGCGCTCGATCGTCGGCGTCGAGGTCTCGGCGACCGGCCCGGTCTCGCTGCCCCATCCCGAGCCGACCTCGCCGTGATCCACCAGCACGTCGAACGAGTTGGCCATCACGTTGACGACATTCGCGATCGACCGGATCGAGGCGGTCGATTTCAGCACCCCCTGGATGGTCGCCGCCGTCTCCGGGTCCACCAGGTAGCCGCCGTCGGCGTTGACCGCGGTCGAGAGCGCCTTGCCCTCCAGCGCCAGGCCGCGCAGCGCGCTGTCGTCACCGGTGCGCAGATAGACGTCGAAGGCCTTCTGATGCGGCGCCGCGATCTCGGCAGCCGCGGAAAGGGCGGGGCGCCCCGCCGGGGCGTGGGTCGTCGCGGTCTTGCGGTCCAGCATGGTCAGTCGCTCTTCCTGTTGTTGAAGCCTCTGCGAAATGTCGGCCTGGAAGCTCCTGAAATCGCTCAGGAACCCGGCAAGGGCGGATTTCACCTCCGCCGCCGGGCCGGCCTCGCCCGGTGCGGCCTGCACATGGCGGGCCGTGGTCTCGGTCTTGGTCATCGCTTGATCCCGTCTGCTGTTTGGCGTCGTGAACGGCCGGCGGCGTTCAGTCGCGGGCCATCAGGCGGCGCGCCGCCTCGAGCGCCTCCGCCAGTTCGCGCAGGGCCGCGTCCTCGGGGCCCGCGGCCTCCTTGGTCCCGACCCGCGCTTGCGAGAGCATCGGGAAGGTCACGATCGACACTTCCCACAGCTCCACCTCGGCCAGGAGCCGCCGCCCCTTGCCGTCCCGCTCGGCCCGCTTCGTGCGGTAGCCGATCGAAAGCCCGTCGATTGCTCCCGCAGCGACCAGCGCCGCGGCCTCGCGCCCCTTGGCGACATCGGTCAGGATCCGGCCGCGGACCCACAGTCCCCGGTCGTCCTCGCGCACGTCGTCCCAGACGCCGATCGGCTGGAGCGGATCGTGCTGCCAGAGCATCCGGACCCTGCGTCCCGCCTTCAGGCTCGCCGCGAAGGCGCCGGGAAGGACCGCGTCGCCGCCCTGGTCCACCGTGCCGAACAGCGAGGCGTAGCCCTCCACCGTCGCATTGTCGCCGACCGTGATGCCGCTCACCCGGCAGAACTTGGTCTCGAGCCCGCAGGCTCCGCTCGTCTCCCACATCCTCTATCCTCCCGGCCCGAAATCCAGATAGGCCCGGGCGATCTCCGCCAGGACCACCGCCGCCACGCCGTAGACACAGGTCCAGAGCCTGCGTTCCAGGCGTTCCGTCGCCTCTTCCAGCCGCGTGAGCTGTCGCTCCATCCCGTCGAGCCGGCTCTCCACGATCCGCTCGTGCGCCTCCACCTGGTGAACCGAGGCGAAGGCGAAGGGCTCGTAGAGGAAGCGCGACCCCCCGTCCGCGGCGGCGCGCCTGCGCGCCGTCACCCGCTCAGTCCCCGTCCGCAAGCCGCGGCAGCCCCAGAAGCGCCCGCTTCTCGGCATCCGTCAGGAAGTCCGCCTCGGCTATCCGGCGCCACTGGGTGTCGCGCTCGGCCGCCAGCGCGGGCACCTGATCGAGATCCGGCTTGAGTTCGAGCGCCTCCCCCGCGAAGGCCGAGATCCAGTGCGAGAGCGCCGCCGCCACCTTCTGCGCCAGCGGCACCACCGTCAGCCGGTAGAGCGCGCGGTTGGCCTCCTGATAGTTGGCATAGGTCGCATCGCCGGGGATGCCGAGCAGCATCGGCGGCACCCCGAAGGCCAGCGCGATCTCGCGCGCGGCCGCCTCCTTGGTCTTGTGGAACTCCATGTCCGAGGGGCTGAACCCCATCGGCTTCCAGTCCAGTCCGCCCTCCAGCAGCATCGGCCGGCCGGCGTTGCGCGCACCCATGTGATAGCTCTCGATCTCGCCGACCAGCCGCGCGTACTGATCCTCCGAAAGGCTGCCCTGTCCGTCCGCGCCGCGATAGACGATCGCGCCCGAGGGCCGGGCCGAGTTGTCGAGCAGCGCCTTCGACCAGGCCGAGGCCGAATTGTGAACGTCGATCGCGCTCGCTGCCGCCTGCATCGGCGAAAGCCCGTAGTGATCGTCCTGCGGGTGGAAGCTCCTGATGTGCAGCACCGGCGCCGGCACGCCCGTCACGTCGAAGCGGTGCCGCCGCACGCCCACCGTGTAGTCGTAGGCGACCGGCCAGCCGTCGGGCCCCGGCACCAGGCTCATCCGGTCCGAGCGCAGCACGTGCAGCTCGCCCGGCAGCGTGCCGCCCCCGCTCCCGGCCGCCTCCACATAGCCGTTCCCGCTCAGCAGGATCTGGCCGAATAGCGCCTCCAGGAACTCCGCCCGGCCCTGCATCGGGTTCGGCCGCGCGATCAGGTCGAGCACCGGATGCACCTCGTAGCGCCGCACGCGGTCCTGAAGCACCAGAGGCAACGCCGCGGCAGCCTCTGCGATGAGCTTCACGCAGCGGAACCCCACCGGGTTGCCGATGAACCCCGTCCGCGTCAGGCTCGCCGTGTCGCGCGGCGACCACGCCGCCCGGCCCGCGCTCGCCCAGGCGATCACCGGCCCCGCCGCACTGGCCTTGGCCTCCGGCGCCGCCGCCGCGGGCCGCCGCCTGATCAGGTGAAACACCATCGCCTCCTCGCTCCTCATCCGTTTGTCCGCGCGCGGCCGGCCGGCACCCCGCAGGGCCCGGCCGCGGCCTTCCGCCGCCGTCGCCGCCGTCGTCGAGATGCCGCCCGCCGCCTAGCCCAGCGGGCGGATGCGCGCGGCCGCGCCCGCGCCGCGCCGGGCCGGTTCGACCATCAGCTCGGTCAGCGCCCAGACCAGCGCATCGACCCGGTCGGGGCTGCCCGGCCCGCGGTAGCCGGTGACGGTCATCCGGCACATCTGCTCCTCCAGCTCGGCAAGGCCCCGCACATGGCCGACCCGCCCCTGCTCGTAGAGCGCGACCACCGGCTCGGCGCGCGCCGCCTTGTTCA